GCATTGTCTATTCAAAACAAAGCAAAAAAGTCAGTTGCTGCAAATTCAACTGATAATGGTACTTTACTTGGTTCAATACAATTAGTAAGTGTATTAAAAGATAAAAGAATTTTATACACAGTTGGAAGCCGTTTAAAATACGCACCTTATGTAGAATTTGGCACAGGTGGAACAGTTAACGTACCTGCTGGATATGAGGATTTTGCAATCCAATTTAAAGGCAAAGGAATAAGAAAAGTAAACTTACGACCAAGACCATACTTAATACCAGCTTTTGAAAGTGAAATGCCTATTTTGAGAAAGAATATACAAAATGTAATAAAGAATGTTAAATCCTAATGTAGAAATAAAGAAATGGTTTTATACTAACTTGACAAGTTCAAGTACATTGCCTGTTTACGATGGCTACGCACCTGATAACGGAGTAAATGAATATGTGATTATGACAGGCAGAGCATCTGCACAGGAACAAGGTAAAATCAGTTACACCAATGCAGTTACCATTGATGTTGACATTGTAATAAAAAATAGTAACTTTGGATATAAAAGAGCCGAAACAATAAGCGATTTAATACTAGCTGCAATCAATTCCGAAACGAATATTACCCTTACAAATGGGTTTTATGCTACAAGTTTGGTGGTGGGTGCAATTAGAAATTTGGATGGTTTAAACCCTTCGGATAATGTATGGAGAACAATAATAACTTATAATTTAATAATAACTCAAAATTAAAATAAAATGGCAGAAACAAAAGTATCAGCAAGAGATTATATTCTTACCGCTGACATAGACGGAGACGCAACATTTAAAGCAGTCGCTTGTCTTACAACTAACTCAATGACATCAACAGTAAACACTATTGATGCAACTTCTAAATGTGGAGACCAATACCAAGCTGGTCCTTCATTTACTCAATCATTCAAAGGCGAAGGATTTGCAATTGATGAAACAGGAACTCCAAGTAAGGATTCTTACCAACAATTGTATGCTGCTCACGCTGCTAAAACTGCCTTCAATATGAAGATGGGTAAAGCAACTCCAACCGCAGGTGATATCGTTTATTCAGGTCAAGTATTTATTAGCGATTTTGAAGTAAATGCTGCTGATAAAGATGATGTTAAATTTACTGCAACTTTCGTAGTAACATTACCACCATTAACACAAACTGAAACTGCATAAACCTATGTTTGAATTAAAACTAAACAACAAAACAATTCAATTAAAATGGGGTACTTGGTCAATGCGTGAATTTTGTAAAGCAAAAGACATAACTATTGATAAGTACTTTGAGTTTTTAGGTAGCAACCAATACGACTTGGATAACATTGTTAAACTAATACACATCGGATATAAATCAGGATGCGTAAGTAACAAACAAGAAGTTGAATACACCGAAGATGAAGTTTGCGATTGGATTGATGAAATAGGCGGTATTTTTAACCCTGAAGGACAAGTCCTTTTGTACTTAAAGTATATTGTAGAACATACAGTTACAACAGTACAAGGAACACCTAAAGAAGAAAAAAAAAAGTCTAATAAAGTTAGGGTGGGATGATATTTTAGTTAAGGCTGCTGAATGCAATATAAGACCCAATGAGTTTTGGGAAATGACTTGGAAAGACTTTTCTATTATCGTAATGGGTAAAGAAAAACAAGAGTTAAACGAATGGGCAAGGACTAGAAACCTTGCCTATATTGTATATTTAAGTAACACAACTGAAAAATCACCCAAAAGTATAAAGGCTTTTTGGCACATACCAGCGATAGATGATTTGGAAATAGAAGAAGAAAAGGTAATGCTAACAACAGACCAATTGGCAAGGACTTTAAAGTTGTACGGAGTAAATTAAAATATTATGGCAGAGTCTTTTGATAAGTTTTTTATAAGTATTGATGCGGATGTATCTACATTAGAGGCTGAATTAATAAAAGCACAAAATGAATTAAGGCAATTTCAAAATACCTTAAAAAAGACAACTGATGTAGGTACAATTAAAACATTAAATGAAAATATTGCTAACACTAGCGGTAAGATTGCTCATTTAAACGATAGACTTGGTCAATCAGGAAAATCAATGGGGGATGCTTCGCAATCGCTTATAAACTTCTCAAGGATTGCTCAAGATGCTCCTTATGGGATTATGGGTATTGCAAATAACCTGAATCCTATGGTTGAATCGTTCCAACGATTAGCTAAAACGGAAGGGGGAACTAAAAAGGCTTTACAAGCAATGGCAGCTGGGTTAATAGGACCAGCAGGGGTTGGAGTTGCAATTGGTATTGTATCTTCATTAGCAGTTACATTTAGTAAAGAAATAGCTGCGTTCTTTAAAGGACCAACAGGAGAATTAGAGGAGTTTAGAAAGAAACTTAAAGAGGTAGCCGATGATATTTACAAGTTAATTGGTCAAGAACAAACCAAAAGAACTAGAGGTATTTTATTGGCTGACATTATTGTAGGAGGTGATGCAGTTGCACAAAAAAATGCATTAAAACAATTAAAAGATTTATATAGCAATAGTGCAGAAATACAAAATGCAAAATTAGGTCAAGATAAAATATATTATCAAACTTTAGTTAATCAGGCAGCAATGCAAGGTAGTGCAGTTGCTACTGAAAAAAATAATTTAGCACAATTAGATATTGCTTATGCAGATAATATAAAAAACGAGAAAAAAAGAAATGCAGAATTAAAAAAGATAACTTCCGAAAAATTAGAAGGAACAGGATTTGCAACAAGAAGGGTATCGGTTACTGAACAAAAAAATAGAATCAATGATGAATATGATATTTTAGGTAATGATATTAAAAAGAATATTGCTAAACTTGAAGCAGATACATCAAAGCAATTAAATACAATTACATTAACTCCAACTGCTGATAAGGTTAAAAAAGATGGAACTAAAACAATAAATGCATTAGATGAGTTTTCTGCTAATTTAAAATATGAGTTAGCTAAACAATTAATGGATATTGAAACCTTTAAGAAAAGGTTTGAAAAATTAGATTTATCATATATTCCATTTGTTTATAAAGATGCACCTGTAAAGGAAAGTGAATTTAGCAGAAAAACTAAAAAAGAATTAGCAGACCCATCACAAAATAGTTTAGGTAAGTTTTTAACTAAAAATACCAAGATGTTGATGGATAATGCGGAAGTATTAGCCAATACACAAAAACAATATGAAGATTTTGCCAATACAATATCAAACAATGTATCAGGTGCTTTAATGGGAATGTATGCAGATTTGCAAAGTGGTGAAAGTGCATTAACTTCTATTGGTAATATGTTGGGAAGATTAGCTGAACAATTTGTAGCTGCAATATTACAGGCTACAATCTTTGCTGCGATTATGTCAGCGTTAAATGCTGGAACTGCTGGAGCATTAACCTTTGGTGGATATTTTATGAAGGCTTTAGGAATGGCAGATGGTGGAATTGTAACAGGACCAACACACGCTTTAATAGGCGAAGGAAATGAAAGTGAAGCGGTTATGCCATTAAGTAAATTAAGCGGAATGCTTAACTCTACTTTCAATGCAGGTGCTAATTCAGGCGGTGGAATGGGAAGCAATGGTCAATTTATATTAAGGGGAAGTGATTTAGTTTTAGCATTGCAAAGGTCTAATTCATCATTAAATTTAAGGCGAGGTGGCATATAATTTAAAATACCAAATAACTGCTGCAACCAAAAACAATGAAGTTGCGGTTGTTGAAATGTATATTGATGAAGTAGTTGCTGCGGTAATTGAATATCCTGCAACTGCGATTCAGTTACAATACATCCCAAGAAGTGATGATATTTACGAACCTATTTATGCAAGTCAATTAAATGTCAGTATTGATGTAACGGATGATGATGATAATATGCCTGACTTTACAACTTTGAACGATAGAAAATATTTAGTTAAGTTATTAATTGATAATGTTATTTATTGGCAAGGTTGGGTTTTAAGTGATTTGGTTCAATACTCATTTACCACAGGCAGAAAAGAATTATCTTTTAATGCTATTGATGGACTTGGAATGTTAGATTACATTCCTTTTACATTTACCGAAACTAATGTAGCTGGGAACACAAAATTAAGCCCACAAAGCACACTATATTTTTTATATAGTTGTTTGGCTAAAATAGGATTTCCAACAGGATTAAATCTTATTACTGCTTGTTCTTATTACGCAGCTGGAATGTCAAATAGGGGTGATGGTAGCCAATACGAGCCATTTAATCAAAGCTATTTACGACCTGTTTACTTCCAAAATGATGATGAAACATACGAAACTTGTTTAGTTGTTTTGACTAAAATATTAAAGTCATTTGGTTGTAAATTGTATCAGTCAAATGGCAAATGGTATATTGTAGCGGTTAATGAATTTGCTGCTGCTCCATATTTTGCATATACATATTTTACGGAATATACATCAAGTGGAACATTGGTTACTTCAGGAACATTCAATACTTTAAGCGAAATTCAACCATACACAGGAAACACAAGCGGTTTATACTTTACTAATAATAGCCAAATGAAGCTATTTAAAAAAGGTTATAACAATTTTAATTATAGATACGATATTAGTTACTCGCCTAACTATATTTCAAATCCAAACCTAAAGAGTTTAACAAGTGGATTTCCTACATTATGGCAAACATTTAATCAAGGTTCAGGCGGTAGCGTTACAATAGTAAGCAAACCTTATGAATTTAGTGATTGGTTTAATATTACATTAGGAACATCAACAGGGGTTACAGGATTAACGGAGGTGCATACAAATCCTGTGGGATATGTAACCGAGAATGACACCTTAACATATACTCAAACATTTTTTGAGCAAAGTATTGACAAAGTAAGAGGACAAATACAATTACAAATAACAGGTATTGGTGGCGGTGCTGCAATCTATTATTTAAATGTTGATAGCGTTTGGCAAGATGCTTCGGTAGCACCATTTGATAATTATTATGAAGTTCCTTTAGTAGAAGAAGATAAAATAAATGAGGTATCAATAACAACACCACCAATTCCTATAAATGGCACTTTAGCAATAACT